TTTGACTATTAAAATCGTTAATAAAGTTCCTTACTTGTAGGCTAAAACCTATATTTGTACCGCATTTGATTTGGAGCATTAACACCTCCAACCCGACGAACTGTCATTCGTCACCTTTCTTGTCCGTTCTCATTGAGAAAAGACATTTAAGCCCAATGTCCTGTAACTTTGGGCTTTTTTAGTTGCACTTGACAGGGTGCAGCTTAAAGCTTGCTAATACAGGTTAGTAGGCAAAACGGAGAGGAGGTGTTATTGTGAAAAATCAAATGCAAGATGAAAACGGCAAAACTCGTATTTTCTGTCGGTATATCATAAGGAACGGTAAGCGGATATATCCAAAACATTCCAAATACTTTTCTTTCTTGGTAGATAGTAAGAAAGTGGCGTAATGCTGTTTTAAGGGGATGTACAGGCATCCCTTTTTTTAATCATGGCTACATACTTTCAACAGTTCCGGATTATCAAACACATTACCAATCACTTCTAATTCATATACAAACAGGCCGGTAAACAAATAAAAAGGAGAATAGTTCCCATCGACATAGCAAGCCATAAAAGCCATTGAATAATTACTCCATTTCACTACGACATTGAAGCTCCGTTCCACTGTGAAAACTCGGACGACGTCATCATTGTATATATCTTTTCCGTTAATATCAGTCTTTCCAGTGAACTGGCCCAACGTTTCTATCTGTATGGGTATCTCATGCGCACCATCAGTTATCACGTCAACAAGTTTTTCGTCCCATAATCTCTTTGTATAATATCCGTCCACCCATGCGCCTTTGAAAAAGTCGTTATTGATGGCTTTTGCTCTGAATTTTATTTCACGCTTCATGTCCTATTCTTTAAAATTCCTCATGTATTCACAATCTTCATCACATTCCCTCTTCTTTGCGCAATGGGGGATATTGGAG